TCGATGAACCTCTGCGGTGATGGCTGCGGATATCTGACCTTGGTCTTTGGCTTCTTCCCGTAGGTCGTGGAGCGTGGATAGATGATTCTCTAAAGAAACTGCATCTCTCTGTGAGGCTGCGATTTCCAAGTCTATGAGGTAGTTTCGTACAACTGGGTTATGATTTAGTAGAACACTGCCTTGTGTCTTAGCTCCCTTCCTGTCTTTAGTATACCCTGCTTTAATAGCAGACTCAGTAGCTGTTTGTCCTTTGAAATACTCTTTACAAAATAGCTTTTGTTTCTGGTTGAGTGGTTGCCACGTCTTACCCTTGTCATCAATAAAGGCTTTACCATCTTCCGTTGGCATTAATGAAGTATAACTTAGCTGTTTCATTCGTATCTCCTGAGTTCGTCAAGTAGTTATTACTATCATATTAGATTATATATCTTTTATATACTTTTCTCATGCCCTCTAGGTATCTTACCTATAGTTTCTAATAGACTAATAGAATTCTATTAGTTTTGAAAAACCAACGAACAGAGTAACCAAGAGACTTGTAGAGTCATTCTATTAGTATATTAGAGATATTAGTAGTTTTGAGAAACTTTTTACAAAAACTTTTTTATTTTACCAGATAACAATACCAATAGATTCAATAGGCATAAAAAAGCCCCGCACGAGGCGAGGCTATAAATAACGGGGATTATCTTATTAATCAATCATCACGCACTTCCCACAAATGGCAACATCGAGCTAGGTTCTTCTCGCTGTATCACAGTAGGCTTTCCTTGACCCCACTGGTCTCCTTCGTAAACAATCGATCCGTCGTCCATCGTCAACTGCACTGATGGAAACTCTCGCGTCCCTCTTGCAGTCGGCTTAATCTTCGCAACCTTTGTATCTGCGTATTCCATTCCTATATATAAATGTGTCATGATGCCTCCTTCAGTGCTTTTTTCAATCCTCTCACTCGCGACTCGAAATTCCATCTTACAGGAACATCTAGGTTTCCCTGTAGCTTTCGCTCTAGGTAATTTAACAACTGTTTCATGTCATCTACATCATGACAATCAAAATTATTCGATCCTTCGTCTATACTCATATCATTCTCCTTTCTATAGTTTCTAGGGTTAACCTTATATTAGCCCTTAGGTATATTATAACTAACAGCAAACCGATTATAAAGCAACCTACGATTCACGCATTTTTTACCAATACAGGCATTCGTAAAGTAAATCCTGTGCCTCCCTCATATTCAAAATGTACATAGTTATACAAATCATTGGTCTCAACATGAACATAAACTTCAGATGGCTCGGTAATTCGACCTAACTCCATATCGTCTGCATTGGCAACTTCTTGTTTAAAACTACCTACGTCTTTCGAATAGATAATTTCATTCAAATGACTCGTTGGTTCGTATTCGTATATATCTTTAACTCGCTGTGGGCTATCGCCTGTAGATATTTCTATATTATCACAACCCGTCTTTACAAATTTATCCATCACTCACATCCGTTAGGAATATTATCAAGCCTAGTAATCGAAGCCATGAATCCATGACCGTCGCCTATTTTCAATATATGGTAGATATATTCTTTCGATTGTATAACTGTAGTACCTATAACGTCGGCTTCAGTGAAACCCGTGCGTTCTTCGTTAATAAGTAATACGTAATCAGCGTTTTCAGGATATCCGTCTTTCGGTTTATCGACAGCGAACTCAACTAAATCGTCAGCGATTACTCCACCTTCTTCAGATAGTGGTATCATCGAATGCCATTCGTCTTTACGATACTCATCGAGTCGTTGGTTCACTTCATCTAAGTATATTTTAGTTTCTGTATTCATACTTTCTCCTTTCTATAGTTTCTAGGTAAAATCTAGTATTTACCCTTAGGTATATTATAACTACCAGCAAAGCGATTATAAAGCAGTACGGCGACGCCGCAAGGCAAACTCTAGCTATTAAGATAATCCCATTGCTTCCATACGGGCGATTAATACCACGCTCATATTGCAATCGTTGCAACACCTGCCGTTATTAATAGGTTGAGCATTATGTCCGTCTTCCCAAACAATATCACCTTTAGCGTTGCGTAAGGGTTCTATATGTCCGTCGCATATACTACATCTGCGGTCATCTAATTTAGTTACTTTGCTCATGATGCCACCTTCCTACTTTTTAATTCTTGTTTAGCTTTTTCAAGTCTTTTATTTTCTTCATCAGTATTTAAAAGTTTCATCATACTTAATGCTCTTATCATGTTTTTAAGGTCCCGTGTTGCTATATGTTTCATAGTTATCTCCCGATAGTTTTCGTATCATTTATAGTTATATATTGGTACGCACCTTTATTGTAAGCAGGTGCACACTGTTTCTTACGACGCTCCGCTAGATCACTAGCTGCGGCTTCTCCACATACCAAACAAGTCACATAGCCTAGAGCTCTCCTGCCCTCAGGTATCTGGTCGTCACATAGATTGCATTTATTTATCATTAGCGACCACCTGTAACTGGCTATCCCAGTCAGCGTACTCTTTGATACCTTTGCCTAAAACCTGTGTTTCATAAAAGTTAATCTCGCTAAGTACTTCGGATAGTATCGAAACATTACACATATGTCGCATTCTTTTACCAATATATATAATGTAATACTCACTACCTAGTCCGCCTTTAGAGTCTTTGTAGCTTACAGTGTAGAGTAAATGTTCGGTCTGAACAGTAAAGTTATCCATAATATTCTCCTTTCTAATAGTGTTTTTAATAACTAGTTATAGTATAGCTACCAACAAACCGATAATAAAGCAACCCTAGAGAGGTATCACAAATCACTATCTTTTTTAAATAGACCATCCTCTAATCTACCTTTGCGGTCTTTTATCTCGTCCCATGCAGCGTCGATACATTCGGCTAATGAAGTATCGCATTGTTGAGCTAGTATTGTTAAAACTACTACGCAATCACCAATGCCATCTATTAATCCTTCTTGATCACCGTAAGCGAGTGCTCTAGCTGTCTCACCTACTTCTTCCATAAGCTTTAGCATCTGTGCTTTAGAATTTTCATTAGATGAAACGGAAATTAATCCTCTATCAATTCCCCACTCTTCTATTCTAAGTATATATTCGTCTATAGCTAAATCTAATTTACTCACTAGGTATACTCCTTTGTAATATACGTTCGATAGAATCACCTTCCGCTATTACCTCAAAAGAACCGTTTTTATGTTCTCTTGTAATGTGTCCGCTGTTATAAGCAGTTTCTAAATAACCATCTCTAGCTTCTAGATATTTAACTTTACCTGCCCATTTCTCTGCTTCTAGCCTTTTCTTTTGATAGGCTACTTCGTTTTTATATTCGCTCATTTTTCTTCCCCTAACCAAAGTTTGGTTACTATACTGTCTGCTACGAATTCCCAAGTAAAATCCCAATTATCAGAATAATATTCTTTTAATAGTTTTACTAATTGTTTTTCAAATTCTTCGTTCATTCCTCCTCCTTTAAGTTATTTTGCGCTTCCGCTTCTTCTATTTCATCTTGAAAACAATATTCAATACCTTGATATAAATGCTCCCAAGTTACTCCGTAATTAGCGTCATGATAACGCTTTACACGATCGAGCACTTCCATACAATCATCGTCGCTAAGTTCTAAATTGATTCCTTTACCTTCGTTAAGTGCTTCAAGTTGATCTTTAACATCATCTATATGCCATATAATCGCTATAGAATTATCACTATTATATCCATTACCAAAATCCTGACTCATGATGTCTCCTCTATAGGAATAAATTCCATAAAAGGTTCTTCATGATAACCTTCTTCTAAAAAGGTAGTAAGGTCTACAATCTCATCGACTGCTCTATTACAAGAAACAGTATCGCCTTCGTTATCATTGGCTAATATACATCGACCTGCATAAGCTTGGTCACCTAATTTAAACCATCTGTTTTCGTTATTAAAACGTCCTTCATCGTCAACGATCATAATAACATCTGCACCTAAATAAACTATATCTATTAGATTGCATTGCATAGTTGTTTTAACTTGGGAAATTAAATCTTCCTCGTTAAAAACTACTCTACTGATACTTTCATCAAAAGGATCTATTAATATTAAATCAACGTCATTACTCATGATATTTTCTCCAATGGCGCACCCCATGAATCGTGCGGTTCAGCAGGGGCATCGTCGTTCACACAATGGTCTGCCCATAGTTGTAAAAAGTGATCGACATCTTTTCTAGTAATTTCGGTAAAAGGTTCGTAAACTCTATGAAAATCATAGATAACTTTACTTACCCACTCATGGGCATCCATTACAGCTCTATCGCTTACATAACGACCCCATCTATCAGTCGCTAAACTTATGACATGCGGTAATGTTTGCTGTTTAATCTGTTTTAGAGTCAGCATTTTGTACCTCCGCTCTTGGCATAAAACTAGATATAACTCCTAAGATTTTTCGGTCGCTCTCGAACATAGCTATCTTCTCTTCGAGGAGAGTAATCCTGTTATGCATTGATCTAATAGATTCAAGATTATTTTGAATACTAGCCATCAGTGTTTTAATTATTTTTTCGTTATCTTCCATATATTTCTCCTTTCTTAGTTTATGAAACTGAATTTGTAGTGTGTTGGAAAACGGTTTCTAGCACTTACTCCAACTCTCAACCTATGACCACGTTTAAGGGTTTTATGATAGGCTCGTTCAACACTACAAAATAGGGTGGCATGGGCTCAGTATCCTGAGCACTAGCCACTTGGAAGTCTAGTAGTTTAAAGTCACTTCTCGGGATAACTTCCCAGCACCCGATGGCTGACTTTGGAACAGGAAAACTATAAAACCTGCTCCTAGTCTGCGGTAATATCTTACCGCATGTATTTAATATAAGTATATTATATATAACAGCATAACGATTATAAAGCAACGTTATGATACTAATGAATTTCACCATTTTGTGTACCTGTTATAACTAGAGGATTGGTATCTTTATTAAAATTAGGGTCATACCACTCTAAAGTCGGTATAACTACCCCATTTGTACCAAGTTTCCAGTCTTGTACATAATCTAAATATTTTTTCGATATATCACTCAATAAATCCTCAATGGGTCGAGTATCGTTCTTAAAAGTCTGTACAAACTTCTGTAAGTTAGGTTTTTTGCCTTGATCCACAGCTTCATCAATAAAAGTAAGCATTTCTATATCAACATCTGTAAGTGTATTAAAAAACTCTACCTTCTTATGCGTTTCCGCCATTAGTTCTTTAAGCGTCATTAATAATATCCTCCTACTTCCATTCCTGGTTCATCAAAAAATGCCCTAATATAGAAATCAGGGCATTGTTCGCGTAATACGTCTATAGCTCCTGTTGGTGGACTCCATGCAGTTATAAAAGCAAAAACAACATAATCATCTTCCTCTTCTTCTATAGTACAATCCCAAGTATTCCATTTAGTACCCCAATGCAACACGCGCCAATCGAACCAATTATCTGCTCCGTAATCTCTTTTATATTGAGCACTAACAATTTCATTAAGTTCTTTAGCTTCATTCCATCCTATATTTTCTAATTCAGGGGGTATAGGAACAATCGCATTTAAATCAAAACAAGTTTCTTTTTCCTCATTTTTGAGTGAATCAACAAGCACTGCTAAATTCTGACTATCAGAGTCTCCTACGCTGATAGTAACTCTGTTAAAACAATGATTTGGCATAACATTTCTCCTTTCTAATAGTTATAAGTAATAGTTTAAAGTGCATTTAAAGCAAAGTAAAGCACTAATAAGAACCAAGCAAATAGTAAAACATAAACGTCATCTTTCTTCATCGTCTTCATCCAAAGTTATAAAGTTAAACGTTGAGTCACCTTGTACTAATTCTTCTACGGCGTCCATAAAACCATTTATAAAGTCTGTCTCTAATGAATAGTGAAACGATGTGTCCGCTGTTACATGCGGATATATCGCTTTTGCTAGTGTGGTCACATTTGTTGTAAAAGTTGTGCCGTCTTTTTTCTGTATTTCTATTTTCATAGTTTCTCCGTAAAAATTAATTAAAGTGAGTCTTTTTATAGTGAGACTCAACACCGATATGGGCAGTTGGATTAGCAAAGATACCCCGAATTTAATCTAGGCTTTATACTTTGGATAGTTCATTAACTGCTAATTTCCCTATCAACCCTCGCATATCAATTACAACTCTGCAAAGTAGCCTTCTTTAACAAGTCTTTTGCCATAGAACCTAAAGATTCTTAATGGGTCTTGACCTGTAGTCAGGTTGCCTTTCTTCACTGCTAATGCGACTAAATCTTGTGCAGTAAAACTAGTAGAGTCTATTTCACTCTTCTTAGCTTCACTAACAGTTAAGATTAATGCTCTCATCTGCGGTGTAAAGCCTTTAGCATCAGGCAAAGTTCCTATGAACTTGTAAAGCTTTCTAGCTGCACCTTTACCTGTTTTCATAGGTTTTGGTATAGCATTGACTTTAGCCTTGCTTAAAGGTTTTGCAACTTTAGTGGTTGCAATAGGTGCTCTCTTTTTAGAGGGCGTAGATGTTGCTGTTTGCATATCTTTCTCCTTTCTTTATGTTAATAAAATCTACCTTGCGGTAGAACCAAATACAAGTATGCCTAACAGCCGTTCGAAAGTAAAGCAGTACCACGAACGGCGGATAAGCAGATACTTAATCTTTTCTCCAAACCCTAACACCTGATATTTCATTCTCTAAACGATAACGAATTACAAAATGTCTTTCTGGTTCTTGTTTTTTACCGTATGTTCGAGTAGCTTGTGCAAGCCTGTTCTTCATACGATTAGCATTATCTTCTTCCGATAATGTAAAAAAGATAGAGTCGCCTACATCTAATTTATCGAAAGGGTATTTCAACTCATTTCGCATATCAGTAGGCAACGGAATACCTTTATCAATTTTAACTTCCATTAGTGCACCTCCTTAGTGTCTCTAAATATAGCTAGATCGTTTTCCTCTAAGTAATTTTTCCAAAACATCAAAACTAGCGAAGCGTCTGTAACACTCGTTAGTTCTTGTAGCCCTTGGTCTATCATAGAGTCAGATACTACACGAGCCAGTTCATCTTGACCTGACTCGTATAAACCAACCCACAAAGTTTCTAAGACTTCTGCATCTAGAAAATAAGTTTTAGGATTGTCTCTGGACATTATGCAGCCCTCAATAAAGCAAGCTCTAACGCTTTGCTTTTACGGTTTGCTGCTGCTCCGAACCATGCACTATGTAACGCATTACCTGCTGTTTGTGACTCACGTAAATGGTCTTCAACATAGGTTACTGCATTTAATGCACCCCACCATGTACCTCTAGCAGACTTCAAGTTTGCACCTGGACTGTGTTCTAGAGCATCTACCACTAATGAAGGAAACTTATTAAGTTTATCTTTTAATGGTTCTTGCATACCTACGGCTTTACCTGCAGCTTTGAGCTGTTCATGTAGCCTGTACTCTGCAATCATAGCAGGTTGGTATATTTCACCGACATAATCAAGCACGTCTGAGTGCTTAGCTTTTGTCTTAGACAGTAGAGTAGCGTTATTTCTAAACTCAGTCATAGCTGTTGCAGATAAACCTAAAGCTTCTTCTGCAATTTTTATAACTTCGTCACCGAACTGTCTAACATGAGGCATACGGAAAGATGCTGTTCCACCTTGCTGTAAAGCCATCGTAAGCGTATTGTTACATACAACTCTTATAGGCGTAAGCTTAATGGTCATCGATTTACCAACGATGTGGGGTTGATTAATAAGAAGATAGCCTTTTATAAGGTCGTCTCCCGCCAATTCGAAGTCTTCTGAGATTTTAGCTAAACCCCAAATTTCTCCACCATCTTTTAAACTACCTGCGGTTTCCATAGTCATGTGACCAGCATCCGTAAAGCGTTTAAAGAATTTGAATACGTCCGCGTTTTGAATAGGGATATAATCCTTACCACAATGCGATAGTATTCGGTTATCAGAATCACGAACGATGTGAAAAGTATTCTCCGCTTGGATTATACCTACATCGTCGCTCCACTCAGGGGCATCTAGCGTATAACTAGGACGTTTACTAACTGTCCAGTCAAGCCGTGCAGCCTCCTGCATTTGCAATGGGGTAAGGTTAGCGTCAACTTCAACACCTAATCCGTGCCAAGGTTTTTCACCTGCCCACGCCATTGTTTCTATTTTATGTGCCATATATTTCTCCTTTCTAAAATAATGGTCGTAGCCTTATTACTACTAAGACCATTATAGGTAGCAAAGTTACGAAAGTAAAGCAGTAGCAAGAACGTCCCAATCGTAAGGGATTGTTAGAGTAACGAGGGCTTTAGATTTATATCCTGTTTTTACAAGATCCTGTATGCCTGTCAAACTGTCTATATGATAGAGTTTGATCTCATCTTGTTTCCTAGCCATAACGAATACTTGACCGCCGTGTGAGGCTCGTTTAGCTAACCATGAAATTTGCATGGGGCGTAGAGTAAGTGTATTACCTGAATGTATTTCTTTTAACTCTACCCAAAACTCTTTGCCTTTAGCACAGCCGTTAACATCAGGAACACCTGCTCCTGTCATACCTGTTTCAATCCTTTGTAAATGGATCTGAGGTAGATTAGTTCTCATTAACAGCCAAAGATTTTTTTCTTTAGCCATTTTTCGTGTTTGTATAAATCAGGTTGTTTAATATAAAAATATTTTGCTCTTCTTTTTGCTTTTAATTTTTCTTTATTTCTTTGATAATATTTTTTAGTGTATTTCTTACTGTGTATTTTTATCCAATCTTTATTCTTTTCATAATATTTTTTAGCCTTTTCAACACCGTAATTTTCTTCATGGTGTTCATCGTACGCTTTTTTAAATTCTAATAATCCATCTATAACTACTCTTGCTTCATGTTCATTTCTAGCCTCTACTGCAATTTCGTGGTTAAGTTCAGCTATTGCAAAAACATCAGGATCTATTGCGTAATCGTCAATTACATATGCTCCGTTACCTGATACAAAACTTTCAGAACGGTCTATAGAACTTTCGCTCACTATTGCTCTCGGAGCACTACCTATTCTTTTATGAACTTGTTTATTGAGTTTATTTTGATTTCTACCATGCCACGTTGTTCTGCATTTTTCGCTACAGTATTTGTTTCTAGCACCTTGTACTGGGTTATTACATTCTTCTAAAGCACACGGCTCTAAATTCGTGTACTCAAAGTTGGATATTTCGTAAGTTTTAGACATTTATATAGGGTAAAGGAGATAAACGCCAAAGTAAAGCACTAGGGGTTTAGTAGAGATTATCCTTTTAAATAGAGGTTCTTCTAAGGCTAAGCCCTTACTTAACCTTAGATCGTTTAACCTGCGGCGTCTGAGGAGACCGATTTTTTGGAAATCGGCTATTTTATAGCTTACCAGTCCCATCCTGTATGCGGAGCAACTTTTTGATTGTTTGCTGTTAATTTAACGTCTTTTTCTTTTAACCATTCATTAAAAGCTCGTTGAGTTTGGTTAACATCAGAGTAGAGTGACTTAAATTCTGACCATTTATTCCTAGCTATTTGCACTCCATAATAATAATCACCTTCCCCAAGTTTACAACGTGTGACTATTTGCCACATACGTTGCTTAGTTATGTCGTGTTTTTTACCAAGCTGTTCTAAAGTAACTTTTTGTTCTAACCACTGTTCATACATGGTTCTATATTTAACTGAATTTTCTTTTGCTTTTATTTCTGAAATACCTTTCATCTTTTTATGTCCTTTGTTTCGCCCCATGAACTTCCGAGTTCCATGTCCACTAATAGGGGAACTGCAAGTTGTACACAGTTTTCCATTATATTGGCTACTGTGTTAGCTTGTTCAGTGTTCTCTATTGAAATATCAACTTCATCGTGAACTTGTAGGTGAGGAACTATTCCTTCCTCCCATAAACCCAACATAGCTAACTTTGTCATGTCAGCGGCTGAGCCTTGGATTAAACGATTCAGAGCTTTGTAAGTATATGATCGTTTTAAATTATCACCGTATTTTTCTCTTGCCTCTTCAAGAGGTAAAGGTAGAGTGCGTTCATATCTACTTTCCCATAGATCGAAACGGCAACGCCTACCTGCAAATGTTTTTATATACCCTCTATCCATTGCTACTCTTGCACATTGATCTTGTAGAGCTCGGATAAAAGGCACGTTAGCATGATACTGCTGAAATAATTTCTCAGCTTCTATATCATCTATGCCTAATTCATTAATAAGTTTTTCTTTACCCATTCCATAACTTAATCCTAAATTAATTGTTTTAGCTTGTTTACGTGGTATTTTAGCCATGTCTGCGACTATTTGGTGAAAGTCTGCATTATCGTCTCTATATTGAGAAACTGCATTCTTAGCACCGTTTAAATTCATCTGATCAGCATAATGCACGGTAAGTCTAGGTTCTTGTTGTGAGTAATCAAAAACACCCCACTGACACCCTTCTTCAGGAATAAATAAAGATCGTATCAAATTACCTATTTCTGGGTCGCGTGCAGGGACTTGTTGTAGATTAGGGTTACTATAACTGAACCTGCCACTAACCGTGCCACCACGATCGTTACGCATAGCATGAGCTTCCGCGTGTATTCTACCATTAAAACAATGGTCTTTAATCATCTTATCAATAAAAGTCGTTCTAGCTTTATTTAGCTTTCGTGCTTTAACAATAAGTTGAGGTAATTCATGCTCATGTCCTTCTAGCCATTCTTTTTGAAAACTTGCCATACCTTTTGCTGTTCTAGGATACCAGATTTTATTCTTTTCAAAAATAGCCTGTAAAGAAGCATTAGCCCAAAGATTTACTTCAGCACCATACTGTCTTTTAATCTCCACCAATATCTTTTGCTCTTGCATAGAGAGTTGTTTGCTTATGGTATCTGCTTTTTCTTCATCTACCCTAACTCCTCTCCAACGCATTTCTAATAACAAAGGTATAAGCCTACACTCCATATCTAATATCTGTTCTAAGTTTTGCTCAGCAATCTCTACTTTTAACTTATCCCAAAGTTTTAAAGTCAAGGCTGCGTCTTGCTCACCATAAGGTCCAACATATTTAGAATGTAGTTTATACATCTCTGATTTAGGATTAACTCCAAAAGATAAAGCTGCATCTTGTAACAAAGACTCATCTTTCTTTTCATCGCAGTAAAACTCACCTAGATTATCTAAAGAATAAGAATATCTATTTTCATTAACAAGAGGAGCAGCAACAATGGTATCTAATATCCTGCCTTTAACTTCAACACCTTCTCTTTTTAACCACCCTACATCGTAGAGTGAATTGTGAAAAACCACGTCCCGTTTTTCGGAAGCGAGTGTGTTAGTCAACCAACGTATAACTAAACCTTCATCTAAATTTCCTCCGCCTAAATGACGTATAGGAAAATAACCTTGCCAATCTTTAGTAGCTATTCCTATGCCCACAACATGCCCACGACTTGTAGCCCATCCAGGACCGCAAGTCATGAGATGCGGATCATAAGTTTCTAAATCAATAGCTATTGTTTCTGTCTCAGAGAACTGAGGAAAAACATCAGGTACTGACCAATCGCTTTTAGGAGTAAACATTGGCTGTTGTAAGATCACTTTTTCTTAGTAACCTTAACTGTTTTAGCTTTAGGCTTCTTCGTTTTTGTTGTGGTCTTTTTCTTTTTAGTCGGAGCTTTACCACCTACCCAAGCCTCATTTACATCAGGCGTAGATTTATCATCGGCTTTGTAAGTGCCTTTTTTGGTTCTAGCTCTTTTAGGTTTTGCTTTAACAACAGAAGCATCATCAAATTTATCTAATGTTACTGTAGCTGTTTGTACTGCTGATTTAATTACTTTAGCTTTCATAACCTCGTCCACTTTCTTTTCAGTCGGTGGTGGTGTTATGAACGCAATAAATTTTGCCCAAAATCCCATATTAATCCTCCTCTCTGCCATCTTCGGCAGAATAATTTACATCGTCAACTTCTTCATAAGGAAGATCTTCGTATTTTGTTACGGTGTTGTCTAAGATGTATTCTTCAACTAATAATAAATATCTACGTAAATCTCTAATATCATCGAGTAGACCTGCTTCGCCCACATAGACTTCACCTGCCTCGAATACGTCCCACCCGTGCTTTTGCGACTGATGCTCGATTCTATCGAATTTACGTGCTAACATCATAAAGGCACCAACACCTCCACGACGTCTCCAAGAGTCGCCATAAGACGTCTCAGCTTTTTGTAGAGCTGATAAATCGTTTTGAGCGATATCTTTCATTTTTTCCCATTTACTCATGAGTTCCTCCTATATCCGCTTTATTAATAAGTGACATCTCTCTCTTGCGGATCCATTCGAGACATGCCTTTTTCCAATCGTGAGCTTTAATATTTCCTGCTTTTTCATAAGCATAATCAAATTCACCTATTTTGTAAGCAGCGTAACATTGCATCATAGGTATAGCTATGTCAATAAAGGCTGCATTTTGCCAACCATAATCAACAACATCAAAATCCATAGGATTAATATTAAAAAATCTTTTTAACTCTCTGTCAAAACTATCACAGTCAGTAATTAAAGCAACATGTTCGTCTAAGCTGTCGTAAGGATTTTTTACATCACGTTGAGCGTATATGTCTATTTCTATATCTTTAACTTTATCCCAAACAGGATTTAAGTACACATGAAAACTATCACTAACCTGCCTGTACACTCCCATAGACACTCCTATCATAGAGGCTATATACTCCTGAAGCATTGACATGTGTACTACATTAGCTCCATAAGCTCCCCACAACATATCATTAGATCTGTTACAAACAGTCATGTGTAATCTATTGTCTCTAACTTTAAAATAAATATTAGTATTACAAGGAACATCTTTGCCTTGCCTATTTAAATCTTTATTAGCATCCCACATCTGCAAAACACAACGTCTATCATCAGGATTTGTTTTTAACATAGTAATAATAATATCTAATTGATCTTTATGAAAATAGTCTCTCCATCTCCAACCATAAGCTCCCCACAAAGTTTTGCCATCATCTGAAAAATCTTTCATAGAGTTAACGAAAAAAGTTAATGGTTTTAAATCCTTACGTCCCGCTAGCATCCACAAACCTTCTATGTAATGAAAAAATGGATTAGCATCCCGTTCTGTTATTAAACAAACCCTTTCCCAAGGATGGTTATAAACCGTTGTCACTGGATCTATTGCTTCATAAGTATCTCCATTACGGCTTTCTTGAACTCTATAATTAGTTTTATCATTAAATAAATCTATGCCTAAAAGTAGAGCGTCGTTTACATTTCGTGCATTAATTACCTTCATTCTTTCTCCTTGACATTTTATTAGCAGTTCTTTTTAACGATAACTCTAATAATCTGTCTATTAATTTACTTAAATACTCTAACATTGTTTTCTTATAAAGTGCTGTGATAGCCCTCTATAATTTCTCCAATTAAAAAGTTTATTTCACTTTCCGATAGACGCGGAAGCTTTCTTTTTACAAAAGCGATAGCCATATCTTGTGATGCAGGTACTCTTAAAAAGAATGCTACCTCTAAAAATTGTGTGTAATATATATCAACTGAGTCGCCCCAATCTTCTAATAGTTCTACTGAGTATTCATTGACTCTACCCATATTTACTTTCTCCTTCTATTAAATCTTCTACTATTGGAAGATCATTCGGTTTATATACAGACCTTGTTCTACCTTCGCCTTTTAGTATCCTCGAATACTTATCAAACTCACAAAGTCCTCCTTCTATTTCACGCATTTCATAGTTTATTTCATTTCTATTTAAAATGTGAGCAGGAAGTTTAGCCTGTACCTCTTTGTATAAAGCTCTCATCTCACCTACCCAATCATGGCTACGTTTAGAATAACCTAGCTCTCTGCCTGTTAATCTATTTAATCCTCGCATAGCTCCTGGACCTGCGTTAGCCCATGTAAGCACGTCTTTAGCGTTGCCTAATAGATAAGTATGCCTTAAATCAGTAACCACCTCATAAGCCATGAAAGGTCCCATGTATGGATAATCTCTTAATAGTTCCCATGTTTCTTCTAATAAATCGCATTGACTAATTTTATCAACTAGCTTTTTTCTATCATTCCACATATGAGAAATACACTCAGAAACTCCTGTAACTTTATCCATACCGTTAGGTGTTTTAACGATATAAGCTCCAGTTATCCATTTAGGTTGTTTAGTTATTTCATTTATTGCTTTTTTCCTGTCCCAATTAAGTAGCAAATCGTGTTCTATCAAAGTTCTTCCTGTGTCTATAAAATTAAACCAACGAAATATAATAGTAGCCATAAAAACATCAGGAGAATAATACAAAGGTTCTCTTATATGTGTTCTAAACCATCGAGTAGTTCTGTCGTCTTCTCTAAAAACTTGGCAAAATTTAAACTCGCGAAGAATTGGATCATCAGTCCACGGAGACGGGAGTTTTGATATCTCTTTTTGTAGACGTATATTCTCTCGTTCTACTTGCCAATAGCAATAACGATCCAGTTCTTCTTGAATAAACATAGTTATTTGTCTATGTCCGCTAATGAAAGATGACATTCAGTAATCATTTGTTTAATTAAAACCCCTGTACCTACTCCATAAAACTTTTTCAAAGCATTTAACTTTTTCTTAGTGTCTGGATCAATTCTAAATTGAATTCCTGTGGTGTTAGGTTTTTTCGTTTCAAAATTAAGTTTCATAATTATTTCTTCCTTAATATCCATGAACAATTATTAGCGTACTCAGGGTAGGGTGCTGCTGCTACTACACGTAGAAACTGTCTACCATACCTAGCTTTAAGCATTTCTAGTTGCTCTAAACTCCATCCTCTTGAAGGGAAATTAGAGTCTTCTTTTATAGCTTTCTTTAAATTAGGAAGTTGTATAAACGTTCCTGTTACATCTATTAGCTTAAAATTCCTTTCTAATTCATCTTTAAGTTCTTTAAAACCCCATTCATATACATGGTCTTCAGGTAACTTGTCGTTAGAGCCTTCATGATTAGGAGTAGAAACAAAAATTAATCCGTTAGGTCGTATAACCCTAGCCGCATCATCTAACCATGCAGAAATAAACTCTTTACCCATGTGCTCTATAACTTCAGTAGTCCAAAAGAAATCAATGCTTTCGTCTTTTAAATCAAATACAGGATTAGTCGTTAAATCTTGAATACGTATTTCACCATTAAAATTCTTGAACCACGTAGAGTCTTTTAATGGATTACCTGCATTAGACCAAAAAGGATTTTCCATTTCACACGCAGGATCTATATCGTAACCATAATAAGAGCTAATGACATCTGATTTCTTGATGACATATGCTTTATACAAATTTCTTAAAGTCCAGCACTCTCCACAACCTACTTCAAAAGTATCTAATGGTCTACCTAATCGTTTAGCTTCTTCTATACACATAGAAGCTATATTATCGAAACGGCTCATATGAGCTATTTCATCAGGTCGCCAGTTTGCTAATACACCCGCACTAGCTATATCCATTCTAGTATTTTTACTGTCGTTTTCATTAACGAGCAGTTTCTTTCTTATTGATGACATTGATTTACCTCCCACCAACTTGGTTTATTTCTACCCTTCTCCCATTTAGCGTAATGTTTTTCATTGATAACGTAATTACGGTAAGCAAGAGTAGAGTCCTCGTTTTTGTACTCATCAGGCATAGCTTGTGCTACGTCGGTCATAAGACCTTTAGTAATGTTTTTAGGCATCACGTATAAGGCATCAGCTAGTTTATCCAAACTAAGGTGATTACGATTGTAGCGATAAGTATATTCATTACCTAACGCTAAAAAATGTTTATAGAGCCACCAGTAATTACCACTGCATTCTCTAGCCCATATAGTGCACGGATGGTTCATGTAAGCTTTTTTATATAAACCAACTTCGTCTGCATACTCGTCTCCATCTAATATACGATGAGCTGTGCATAACATCTGTGCGGTTTCTAAAGGCATTTTGACTAACATCTTGTCAGGTTGTGCTTTAGCAGAAACCTCAGGGTCTTTGTTAAAATAAAATATGTTCATTGTTTTCTCCTTTCTTTAAACACTTAAATAATATACTTTATAATTATATGCAAAGTAAAGGACTTTTACAACTGATAGCAGCGTGTTGTTTTAGGCTCTATTAAATAGAGGTTTTCTTTAGTCCTTGTTACTCCTACATAAAACACCCTGTTTTCATCATCAGGGTTTTGTTGATAATTTTTATACACTCTTGAAGTTATATCTGTTAACAACACTACGTTGGTAGCCTCGCCGCCTTTAGCAGCATGGATAGTAGATAAACGTATTCTAGGAAGTTTGGTTATCTTTTCTCCTCTACGTAACATAGCTCTTATGTAACTAATCTCTTTAGCACTTAATAAATTAAAAACATCATACCAATGACCATCAGGCAGGTCAGGAAAATGAGATTTAAAATCTTGGTACTGTAGAGTTAAATCAGAATCTAGCATGTCTAATTTTTTAGGTTTGTCAACTTTAATGTATTTTAAAATATTAGCGCACTCGTTCAAAGATACGCTTTGTCCTTTAGATAAACTTTCCCAATGGATTACTGCTCGTACTTTGGCTTCTGATATACTAGGTCTACCTTTTACTTCAAAAAACCAACCCTCGTTTCTACAATACTCATCAACTTCTTCTAACAAATAATTAGTTCTAGCTAAAACAAGCCAGTCTCCTTCTTCCATGTTTACTAATTCTATATTAGGTTCCCAACGCACTAATCCTTCTTCTTTTCTAGGAGTCCATTCCTTATAGATTCGAGAACGAACTTGCCCAATACACTGTTTAGCTACTGTATGTACAGAAGATGGAACACGATACGATTGTTTTAATATCATGGCGTCTTTAGAATTTTTAATTAAATAATCTACATCAGCTCCTGCCCACTTATAAATAGCTTGATCATCATCTCCCGCTACATAAATCTTTTTAGAGTTTTCTGCTAACTTACGCACCACCGCCCACTGCAAAGGAGATAAATCTTGAGCCTCGTCTACAAACATTACATCGAGTTGAGGCACATCTCCTTCTACAAGAAATTTTTGTAACATGTCTGTATAATCAACTAATAATCTGTCTTCTTTAAATAACCGTAATCCTCTAGCAAATCGCTCTAGTTCGAACCAACCTACCGCATCATCAACTTCATGCCATTGTTGTTCTAAAGGTATGTCTCGCATACGAGCAAGATTTTCTATAAACGCTAATCTGTCATCGTGGGTCATACCGAATAAATGACCGTCATCAGAAGTTGTTCTGCCTGTTAATTTTAAATTAAGTTTTTCATTTAGATCTTTTATATCTGTATGACTAACTACGCTTTCTCTAGTTAATCCTAGTTGTCTAAAAGCTAAAGAATGTAAAGTTCTGAAAAAAGGTAGCTCTTTGTTGCTTATATTAAACCTATTTATTGCTCGTTCTTTGCCTTCTTTTACAGCTTTTTTAGTAAAAGTAAAAAACCCTATACCTTCTGGTTGTGTCCCACTTTCTAATTCATCTTCTATCAAACCTAGTAAAGTGCTTGTCTTTCCTGTTCCTGGAGGTCCAAGAATAACTTGTGTATGACTAGGTAATGTCACAAACCACTCCTAAAAGTTAAATTCATTCTTGTTCCTGCTTTTTCTAAATCAGGTACGGCGTGGGTAGACTTCATTTGGTTATGCCCATCAAAAATAAGTACATCTCCGTCCTCTAAAATATAATGTTTTTCATCTATTATAAAATTCTCTATTTTAGTTTCTATTTCGCTAGTGTCCGTATGTGTTTTTACATTGTTTTGATAGGTGCGTTGTACAAATACTCTAGGAGCACCTAACGATATTGAAACCACTATGTCATCTAGTGTAGGTACTGTATCTGAGTGATGCGGTATGCCTTTTCCATCTACCCCATAGTAACCGCATAAACAAAACGTGAACTGTTTGTCGATACCTAACTCCTCCCAAACTAAACGTTCTGCTTCTTGTTTAAGATTGTACATAGCAGGAGTCCATGGTGTGGGTTTATACAATTTACCTGCATAGTTAAAAGAAGAACTGCCAAACCCTTTCGTAGGTCTGCCTTTAACCATAGAGCCATTGAACTCTCTTTCTCTAGGCTTATCCCACTCTTCTATGTACGGATTAATTTCTTTAAAATATTTTTTAATGTATCTTATCATAATAAATTATCATTAAAATCAGGTAAGTCGTGAGGTTCGTCTTGGGTTTTAAATTCTTCTATAAACCACACGTTTACCCCTTTGCCTTTTATGTTGAAAAAATAAGGTTCTCCGTGGAGCTGTTTTAATTTTGATGTTAGTTTATTTCTTTGATACTCTTTAAAATTATTTCTATGTAAATAATCCATTAAATCTAATAACCTAAAGTAAGTCCTGCCTTTGTCTGTCCAAGGTTTATGTAATAATAATTCGTCTCTTTCTCTAGCAGGTCTTTCTGTGCAAAAAGCTTCCAACAGCTCCATAAAATGTCCTTCAGTAGAACTTTCCATAGGAACTTCTACAATAGTAATGACATCGAGTAACTGTTGTATAATCTGACGCCACACATTTTCTTTTACTTTAGGTGGTATCTTGTTTAAAGCGTCCATACATTTACGCTGAAATCTATTTTGGTTTAGTAGATCATCTGTCTCTAATTCTAAACGTCCTCCCTCGACATCTAAAAACCATATAGGGGGATCGCTGTCTTGTTTTGTTAAGTTACTAAATAAAGGTGTGCCACCGTTAGCACCAATACCAAACTTACGTGTTCTACATAACGGACTATTGCAGTGACTAGCTATAGGTTGGTCATTACATTTATAGAAATAATCTTTTCTTTGTAACTGTTTACCTATCGTTAAAACTTCTTGTGCTCCTAATGGGGGTTGCATGTATTGAATATTAACATCTTCTAATCGTTTTTCCCAATCGTCAGGAAACTTCTTACGTAAGAAAACTCCTACATTAAACAAACCTGAGTTTCTCGTGCCTTTAGGAAAACCCTGCACTATTAAATGTTGGATACATGGAGGCGCTTGGTCTAACCATTCGACTGACTCAGTTAACGGACTTGCTTCTAGTTTTTCTAATTGATTAGGTGTTAGTTCTATAGTTTCTATATAGTTTAAAAATTCTTGTGGGCTTAATGCTTCTCCTTCTTTACCGTAAGCATATCTAGTAGAGTTTTCTCCACCAAAATATGGCATGTTTAATGTACTCCCTCTGTCTCCTCTGTCTAGTAATAATTTAGTTTGTTTTGGAAATATTTCTGCTTGCCCGTATCCGATTGATGCGGCTATTTGTCTTAGTTTTCTTTGTAGCATAGAAGCAGCAATAGGCTCATTAAGAAATATATATAAATGAGCTCCTCCACTTTTACTACGGCAAAGTACAAGAGGTAATTCCTGTTTGGCTATTTTTATAGCTAAGTCTTTAAGGTCGAGCTGATACTCATCAACATCGATAGCTCCCCAAACACAACTGTTTGTCTCATCTATCGCTACGATCCCTACGCTTTGCTGACCAGACAAGTGATTTTCCCACAGTCCAAGGAGGTCTTTATCAGACAACTCCTTGGATATTGTTATGTTTTTACCACTTGCCTTGCCATCTTCTCTGGTGTCATTACTTGCCGTAAAAGTTCCATAAGCTGAGCGTAATCCCGCATAGCGTTTAGCAAAATTCTCTGCTAACGACATAGGTTACTCCCTTATTGCTGTTCTTCTTTTACCGCGACATCGCCTGATCTAGCTGCAGACATAAAATCTTTAGCCATCATAGCCGTAGCCATATCTGTAGCACCTGCTTGGTTAACACTATAAGCGTTCCAACTGCCTTTATCATTAGACTGAGTAGTTGTGGTTAGTTTATAGTTATATGCGAACATAGGAGCTTCTACAGACTCTCCTTTGCTATTTTGTACCCTAGCCATTCTTAACATGGTTAGCCATTTTCTAGCAACTCCTAACTGTGTTGAAGTAAATGCAAGAACTGCTTGTTGTGCAGTTTCGCCATCTAACACTAAGATAAAGAATTGTGCCGTCTCTACTATCTCATTACCCTCAGGTGTGTAATACCTTCTAGACTCTGAGTCTCTAGTACAACTAGATAATACAGATATATCATGGTTAGCGTTTACAAGTCCGCCACCTTTTTCTCTAGGAATCCATTCAATGTACTTTTTATTATAAGCACATGGAACTATGATTATTCCTTTCTCACCATCGTAAGCTTCTCCAGTAACAGTGTTGTACAGATCACCTGCACTAGCACCTGCTACATAGCCTCCGTGTTGTTTTTGTAGTTGTGGTGACATAGGTTGTAAGACTCTAATAAAGGGGATCGCGAAATCCTCTGTAGTAGTTTCTTCTAAACCTGTACCGCCTGACAATAAAGTATCGTCAAAAGTGCTGATAGAGGTAGAACCTTGTTCAGCTATTTCATTTTTGTCATCTGCCATAATATTAATCCTTTTTAATAATAGCTTTGGTACCGATGTAAATACCAAAAGGCTCGGTTGGTATATCATTCCCCGTAGTAAACTGCTCTTTAACAAAAGCTTTTAGTGTACTAGGGTGAACACTCTGACGTACTTCAGGTGATAGTCCTCTGGATTGTAACGCCGAAACAGTTTCATCAACTACTCCAGTTTCCTCACGTCCGAACTTTAAAAGAACCTCGTTCTTTATTAGTCCTTCGTGACCATTAGCAACTAGCCATCCATACGCTTTTTCTTGGTTTGCTTTCGATATATGAGCGTTATAAAATTCATTAATAGATATGTTTTCTCCACTACTTAATTTTATTTGAGTTAATCCTGCCTGTTGCATAGCATCAGGTAGCTCTTGCTCCGAAGTCAAACGAAGTTCTTCCTTCTTAGCTTTCAAACTAGCTTCTAGCTCAGCTACTTCAGTAGCAAGCTTTAACTGTTTATTGGCTAAGTTGGAAACTATACTGAGTTCTCCATCGGTTACATCATTAGTCCATTCCTGAACATCTTCTGTACCTATTAAGTCCTCAAAAGTTGGTTTAGTCATTTATTTCTCCTTTCTGGTTAAGGTCGATATCGACAGGGTAGTACATACCTTCCTGTCTATCCCATTTAAGGATACTATATCTTCCTTGGTTATAATATGCAGCGATAGAACACGCTACGCCAATAGCGGCGGGGTCGCCGATTAACAATAAGTAATCCTCCTCTTTATAGTCCTGTAGAACTTTTTTCATTCTACGAACAGACGGAGCAGCACTTAACATTATTTGTGTGTTAGAAGGTAAAAGAACTTCAAAATCACCATACTGTCTAGCAGAGGCTATATTGCGTCCTGGAACTTCTTGTACAACATATACTGTCACTTTTTTCTCCTTTCTTATTTCTAGTTAATAAATAATAAATATAAAAAACGCCAAAGTAAAGCTATTACTTATATATACTTTTTAAAAAGAAAAACTTTAACCTAAAAAAATTTATAAAACTACTAATATCGTTAATAGATTAATACTGACCTTCGGTTTATAGAGTATCTAAGAGGATCTAAAGTTATTAGATTTAGTCTGATCAATATTACTTCTATTAGAGGGCACAGGGAATTATTTTGTTTTGGGCTTTATTTTACCTATTTGTAATATATAATGGAGTCTAGAAATTAGAAAGGTAATATGAAATATAAGTTTAAAACAAAACCATATGAGCATCAGTTGACGGCGTTAACTAAATCATGGAATAAAAAAGAATATGCTTATTTTATGGAAATGGGTACTGGTAAATCTAAAGTATTGATAGATAACATTTCTGTGCTTTATGATAAAGGCGGCATCAACTCAGCTATCATCATAGCACCTAAAGGCGTATACAGAAACTGGTCTGAAAAAGAAATACCTGCACACATGCCTGACCATATAGAAAAACAAATAGCCGTATGGAATCCTGCCCCCACTAAAAAACAAAAACATGAACTAATGAAACTGTTCGAAGTAACAGATGATTTAAAAATATTAGTTATTAATGTAGAAGCTTTCAGTACTAAGAAAGGCGTAGCTTTTGTAGAAAAATTTATTCTTGCTCATAATGTGCTAATAGCTGTAGATGAATCAACTACAATAAAAAACCCTAAAGCACAAAGAACTAAGAACTTACTGAAGTTAGCTTTGAACACTAAATATCGCAGGATACTAACAGGATTCCCTGTTACTCAATCACCGTTAGATTTATACAGTCAAAGTGCTTTTTTATCCACAGATCTTATAGGGTTTAATTCTTTTTACTCTTTCCAAAACAGGTACGCAAAAGTAATCAATAGGAACATGGGGGCTAGAACTTTTAGACAAGTAGTGGGGTATCAAAACTTAGAAGAACTAACAGGACGCGTTGCAGACTTTTCTTACAGGGTATTAAAGAAAGAATGTTTAGACCTGCCTGATAAAGTTTATCAACGTAGGGAAGTAGAACTAACAACAGAACAAAAGAAAGTTTATAAACAATTAAAAGACTACGCGATAGCAGAGCTTGCCTCGCATGAACTAGTTAGTGTAACTTCAGTGCTTACTCAAATATTAAGACTGCATCAAGTCGTCTGTGGGTTTGTTAGACAAGACCAAGGCGACGAAGTAGAAATACCAAGTAACCGTCTCGATGAATTAATTAATATTTTACAAGAAGTACAGGGTAAAACTATTATATGGGCTAATTATCAATATGATATAAAAAGAATTTTAAAGAAACTTCATGATATAACAGGAGTAAACAGTGTTGCTACTTACTACGGAGAAACTCCTGACGAAGACAGACAAGAAATAATTAGACGTTTTCAAGATCCTAATTCAGAATTAAAATACCTAATAAGTAACACACAAACAGGTGGTTATGGTATTACTCTCACTGAAGCAAGTAATGTTATTTACTATAGTAATAACTACGACCTTGAAAAACGTTTACAGTCTGAAGACCGTGCTCATCGTATAGGTCAAACTAATAAAGTAACTTATATAGATCTTGTTGCTAAAGGCACCGTAGATGAAAAGATCGTTAAGGCTCTTAGAAACAAACTCGACCTAGCACAAGAGGTACTAGGTGACGAGAAGTGGAAAGACTGGATAGGTTAACCACTCATTCGCATCGCTTTTAGTGTTTGCTGAATATCTTTATCAGACATAGTTTTACCTGAGGTAGCTCTTCTTCCAAATTGAGTTAAAGGAGACATATCTTTATCAGACATAGTTTTACCTGAGG